GATGGTGGTTCAAATACTACTGATGCAGTTGCTGTATTAGATTTTGGAAGTGATAAAACTGCAACATCTGGAACATTTACAATCCAGTTTCCTGCGTTTACTACTTCTGCTGCTATCTTAAGAATAGCATAAGGATAAGAATGAATGTCAAATGCGTGGGGTGCACTTAGTTGGGGACAAGGTAGTTGGGCAGCACAAGGTGATGTCGGATTAACTGTTTCTGGAATAAGTGCAACCTACAGCATTGGCAGTGTATCCGCTGCAGGTATTATTCAAGTAGGTTGGGGTGGTGACACTTGGGGAGAAAATGAATGGGGAGATCTTTCTGGATCTGCACCAAATGTAACAGGTGTTCAATTATCTTTTTCAATCGGAAATTTACAATCAGTAACGGGTGACGCAAGTGTAGATGTAACAGGCTCAACTTTAACTGCAACAAACGCAGGTGCTACAGGAGGTACCTCTGTTATTCAAATTGTTACAGGATCTCTTGAATCAATTGGAGTTGGAACTGTATCTACTCCTATTGGACAAGAAATTGACGTAACAGGACAACAATTAAATTCAGGAATAGGTTCTGTTACAGTTGATGAATCTACTCTTACTGGAATAGGTTGGGGTAGAAGAACTTGGGGTAACTTGGCCTGGGGTGGAGCATTCTCCGCACAAGCAGTTGGTCAAGAACTTACTTCTACAATTAATTTCCCAGCAACAGCTGCATTTACAGATGTAAATGTTTCAGTGACAAGTGCTGGTCAATTGACAACTACTTTCGCTAGTCCATCTTTTTCAATTCAAATTGACCAAGATATATTTGTATTAGCTTCGGAAGATCAGCTTGATGCTTTAACAACAGCCTCTACATTTACTGCAGATGCTAATGTAAGTGCTACTGGTATCCAAGCTACGATGTCTGTAGGAACTGCTGTAGGTGGTCTTAAAACTCCAGTAGATGTTACAGGTATTCAAGCTACAATGACCCTAGGGTCTATAAGCTTAATTCAATCTACTAATGAGCCAGTTACAGGACAACAGTTAACAATGACTCTTGGCCAACACGCAGATATACCAGGTCAAATAATTGGTGTAGGAGGTTTACAATTAACAAGCTCTGCAGGCTCTGTAGTAGCTGTAGGTAATGCGAGTGTTGACGTTACAGGCATACAGTTGACAGCTTCAGTAGGAAGTCCTATTATTACTGCATGGGCTGAAATAAATCCAGGAGTAAATAATACTTGGACTGAGGTTGATCGGGCTGCTTAAATGAGGTATTATTTAAATTATTTAGGAGATAAAAATTATGGCATCTAGTTATTCTACAGATTTAAAACTCGAACTAATGGTAACCGGTGAAAACGCTGGTACATGGGGAGATAAAACAAACACAAATTTAAATGTAATTCAACAAGCTATCGCTGGTTTCGAACAAGTAACACTTTCAAGTGGTGGTACTTTAGCACTTGTAATGTCAGATGGTGCGTTATCTAACGCAAGAAACATGGTAATTAAATTTGCGTCAGCAACTATTGCTGCTAGTACAATTTGTACTATCCCAAATTCAATAGAAAAATTTTATATATTTGATGCAACAGGTTTAACTAATCCAACTAACCTTACAATTAAAACTGCATCGGGTACTGGATTTACTTTAGACCAAGCAAAAATTTACGCAGCATATTCTGATGGAACAAACTTAAACGAAATTTCATTAGACTCTTTAGGTGGAACTGTTGCTGCTGCAAATATTTCTGGAACAATCGCAACCGCACAAATTGCAGACGATGCTGTGACTTCAGCAAAAATTGCTGATGATGCAGTTGTCACTGCAGCGATCGCTGATAATGCAGTTGCAACAGCTAACATTGCTGACGATGCTGTAACCGCTGATAAATTAGCTAACACTGCAGTAAGTGCAGGAGATTATACTGCTGCATCAATTACAGTTGATGCTCAAGGAAGATTGACCGCAGCTTCCTCTGGCGCGGGTTCATCTAACTTTCAAGTGGTAAGATTTCAAAATGGTCCCGTATCTGGAACTTATACTGCACATCCTTCAGCTACAAAATTTCAAGCATATCTATCTGCAGGTGGTGCAGGTGGGGCAGGAAGAGGAAATGCTGGTAATGGCGGTAGTGGCGGATCCGGTGGATTTGGTTTTTTTGCAGGTCCTGTTTCTGGCGGAACTGGGTATAGTTTTTCTGTTGGTGCTGGCGGAAGCAGAGGAACTTCAGGTTCCAATAACAACCCTGCACCTTCTGGAAATGCAGGTGGAAACAGTAATATTACAAACTTAGCTACTGCAAACGGAGGCTCCACTGGAAATGGAGGAAGCTCAAATGGCGGTGGGGGCGGAGGTTCTTCTGGTAGCGCACCAGGCGCAACAGTTACCGATGTAACTAGAAATATTTTATTTGGAGCAAATTCTCCCAATCCTGGAGGTACAGGAAAAGGTGGAAGTGGCGGAACAGCAACAGGCACTCCAGGAAACAATGGAAACCCAGGTAGTATATACCTAATAGAGAATAGTGGATAATTATTATGGCTTATTTAATTTTTAACGAAAATGATTTATATAAAATAGCATCTTCTGATGAAAAAGTTCACATGAATATTGAAGATGTTTTTTACAACGTAAAAACTGTATCGGACTCTGATTTTGATAATGTAAGAAAAAATAAAAAATCAGCTAAAATGTCTGGCGATACTATTGTTTATGAAGACATAGTTACTTCATTTGTAGATGAAGAAAGTTTACAAAAACATATTAATGAAATTGTTGCTCAATTAGAAATGTTTTTAGATTCTAATCCAGATAACCCTATGTTTAGTAATTTAGAAACTTACAAAAATGTTTTATTATCTCAAGATTTATCAAGTATTACTTATCCTTTAAATAAAACTTGGGAAGAGTATTGCGTTGAAAATTCAATAACTTATTATAGTCCTTTACAAATACCTTAGTATAATATATTTCTTTTCACAAAAAAGATTTAAGATATGTTATCTAATATTATTGAGTTTAGTTCAGATGAATTAATAACCAATCAAAAAGATTTAAGACCTATACCCTGTAAATTAAATATACCTGATTGGTATAAAGAATTAGATCACACTGCTACATTACGGACAATAAAAGGATGTATGCCTTTTTTAGATACATTAACAACAGGTTATATATTAAAAATACCAAACGATTCTTATTTAGCTCATAATATTATAGATTCAGATACAGATGAAAAAAAATCTATATGGGAAAGTCCTGTAAATACTTTACCAGAAAAATCAAAAGAAAAAATAAATATAAATGTAAGCGGATTAAGCTCTTATCACCCAATAGAACAACTTGGAGAAAAATGTCCTTTTGTTAAAAAAAACAATGGGTTTTCTTTTTTAAAAATTTTAAACCCCTGGTTTATAAAAACACCTCCTGGATATTCTTGTTTATTTTTACCTCCTTTAAATAACCAAGATGATAGATTTTCAATAATCCCAGGTATAGTTGACACAGATACATTCGATTATGAAGTTAATTTTCCTATAATTATTAACGGTGATAAATACCCTATTTTGAAAACTACTATAAAAAAAGGAACACCTTATGTGCAGGTAATACCTTTTAAAAGAGATGCTTGGAAATTAAAAATTAAAACTAAAGGTGAAAAAGAACTAATAAAACATAGATTTAATTTTATGAAAACTTTATTACATAATTATAAAAATAACTGGTGGCATAGAAAATCGTGGAAATAGTTAATAATTATATAAAAGTATTTGATAACATTCTTGATAAAAGTGCCTTAGACACGTTTACAAAGATTTGTAAAAATAATCTCAAATACGACCCTAGTGCTATTATAAATGCTGATGGTTCTCAAAGTGTAGATTCCTCAATAAGAAATGTTATGGGATACACTTTATCAAACATAAATGATTCTAGTTTAACAAATGCTCATTGGGCTTCGTTTTTTCTTGGATGTTTTTCACATTATCTTAAAGAATATAATAAAAACTATGATGGTTTTGATCTTAATGTAAATATAAACGACATGCAGGTTTTAAAATATAGTGAAGGAGGGCACTATAAATTTCATATTGATGATGGCCCCTCAGCACCTAGAACTATGAGTTTAATTTATTTTGTTAATGATAACTATGAGGGTGGTAATTTAAATTTTAAACTATTAGAATCTAAAAAAATTTATGAAATTAAAAAAGTATCTAATAGATTAATTATTTGGCCTAGTAATTTTATGTTTCCTCATACAGTGACTCCAGTTACAAAAGGAGAAAGATTTTCGGTGGTGGCATGGGCAAGATAAGTAAAGATTTTAATTTTGTTAAGATAAAAAATTTTTTAGATAAGAGTGAAATTATTTTATTAAATAAATATTGTCAAATTAAACACAGACTTAATACAACAAATTTTGACTTTAAATTTAGTAATACTTATGACACAGCTTTTTATGGTGATCCAGCAATGGAATCTTTGTTGTTGACAAAACAAAACCTAATAGAAAAAAAACTTAATGTAGAATTATTACCAACTTACTCTTATTGGAGAATGTATACTAAACATGCCATCTTAAAAAATCATAAAGACAGGCCTTCTTGTGAAGTAAGTTTAACCGTTCATATTGGAAACAATGGTCCTGATTGGCCAATATATATGGAAAACGAAAAATTAATAACTAAACCTGGAGACGCGATTATTTATCTGGGTTCTAAAATTAACCATAGACGAGATGAATTTTTCGGGGATTGGCATACTCAATGTTTTTTACATTATGTTTTAAAAAATGGTAAATATGCAAATAATTATATGGATAAAAGACCTTATTGGGGAATAACAACTATAGAGGAACAAAATGGATTTTAGACAAAACCCTAAAGATGGTTCATGTGACTTAAATTTTTCAGATGAAGAAATAAAAATTATTATTAAACATAAAAAAATACATTTCGATGCTATGTCATTAAGGCATTTTGGAAATTGTTTAATAAGAATGGTTGCTGAATGGAATATGAATTTTAATGAGGATATTAAAAATCTATCAACTAATGAAAAAGATGTAATAAAAACTCATGACAATACAAGTAGAAAATAACTTTCTAACTAATAAAGAATACTTTATTACATTTAAAAAAATTACGGACAATAATTTTCCGTGGTTCTTAGATAAAAACAGTGGTAATTTTTTTCATAATCTAGTTGAAATAAATAATGACAAAAATTTTTCTAGTCCTTTTATTTCTTTGCTATCACCAATAGTAAATAAATTAAAAATAATAAAAATTATAAAAGCTGATTTAAATTTATACGTTAAAACAAAATCAATTGTTGAGGAAGAACCTAATGAAATAGTAGATATTTATGACACTAGTTTAACTAGTTATTATTTTTTTAATAATGCAAATGGCTACTTTCAATTAACAAACTACGAAGTTGTTGATTATCAAGAAAACAGAATTTTAACTTTACCCTCTAATTTTTCTAGATTTAAAACTTCTCATACTGATATTGATTATAATATTATACTAACAATTAAATATAATATTTAATTGTATGTTAAAACAAAAAATAGAAATACCCTCTATAATTTTGCATACAAAATTTTTACCGCATGAACTAATAAAAAATGATTTATTACAAATGTTTGAAGAAGATGTAAGAAAAAAATACGTAGTAAAAAATAAATCATCTTCTGACAATATTAAAACTGATTGGCCTGATAGTGCTAACATGAATAGAGCTTGGATTAAAAAATATTTACCTAAATTACAAAAACATTTTAAAGATTGTGCTAATGAACTGGGCTTTGAAGATTTTATTATAATGAACATGTGGTATCAACAATATCAATTAACAGGAACTCATGGTTGGCACGTTCATTTTCACAACTACACCGGTGTTTATTATGTAGAGTTTGATCAAGAAGAAAATCCAAAAACAGAATTTTTATACCCTCAAAATCAAAATAAAAGTTTTACAATTGATATAAAAGAAGGAGACCTTGTAGTGTTTCCAAGCACTATAATTCATCGTTCTGGAATAAATTTAAGTAATAAAAGAAAATCTATAATATCTTTTAATTTAAATTTTACAAAACAATTAAATGTTTTTAACAATAAATTTTTTTCAGATATAGTTAAAGTTTATTAAATGATTGTTTGTGGATTACAAATAGGCAGTGAACCTTCAGCTTGTATTTTTCAAGATGGTAAATTAATTTGGTATAACGAAGAAAGAAAAATAGTTAGAAGAAAACTTTTAATGGGTCCACCGTATGCTTGCATAGAACAAATATTAAATTTAAATATTAAAATAGATTTAATCACGGTTTCTTCTTATAATTACGATGAAATAGAATTGTTTAATTTAAAAAGCTATTTAGTTTTTAAAAAAATTATATCTTTAGATACTGAAGTATTTTCATGGCACACTCCTCATCATGTAAATCATTTATTTAAAGCCTATGTAGATTCTGGTTTTGACAAAGCTAGAGTTTTTGTAATAGATGGCAGAGGAAGTGACTGGTATTTAGAAGATAAAAGTCAAGGTTATGAAACAGCTTCCGTATTTGATGTAGATAAAAATAATGTAAAATGTATTTATAAAAATGTTTTTTGTAAAAATGCAAAACAAAATATTAAAGTTAATGTAAATTTTAATCATAACTATAACAAAAATAAAATAAAAAAAATATATCCTCCTTTAATAGATAATAAAACTATATTTGAAGTTTCTAATAAGTATGGATTAGGAAATTATTATGGAGCTGTTTGTAAAAAATTTGGTTTTGATAATGAAGAAGGTAAATTTATGGGTCTACAATCATACGGAAAAGTGAATATTAATTTAGATGTATCAAAAATAGAAAATATAGATTTAAATGTTGACCATGCTGCGTCATGTCAAAAATATTTTGAAGAAAGTTATTTAAAATTAATAAAAAAATTTAAATTTAAAAATATGGTGTTTACTGGAGGAACAGGGTTAAACGTTGTAAATAATTTTAAATTAAAGAAACATTTTACTGATAGTAATTTATACTTTGAACCTTTATGTGGAGATGAGGGTAACTCGATTGGCTCTGTTTATTCTTATCTATATTCTAAAAAACAACCAATTAATAAACTAGACAATATTTATTTAGGACAAAAAATAAATATTAATAAAAATTTTAACATAAAAGAAAGATCAACTGATATTAATGAAATTGTAAACCTTTTAAAAGATGGAGAAGTTGTAGGATTAATTCAAGGAAGAGCTGAAGCGGGACCCCGAGCTTTAGGTAACAGAAGTTTATTATTAGATCCAACTATACCTAACTGTAAAGATATTATGAATGAAATTAAAAAAAGAGAAAAATTTAGACCATTTGCTATTTCAATTATTGAAGAAGTGGTAAATAATTATTTTGATTTTAAAAATATAGATAAGTCTCCATTTATGATGTATGCTCCTCAAGCAAAAGATAAAGCTAAAAATGTAATACCTGGAATATTACACGTAGACAATACTTGTAGGGTTCAGACTGTAAACAAAAAAGATAATTTTGTACTTTATAAATTATTACAAAATTTTAAAATTCCCATGATTATGAACACTTCTTTTAATTTAGCAGGATATCCAATGATCGATAGTTTTGAAGATGTTGTTTTTTCATTGAAAAATTCAAAATTAAAATATATCTATTTTGCAGATGAGGAAAAATTACTATTAAAATAGGATAATTTTATGGTTAGTCTAAACTTTTTAAAAGTTGTATGTTATAATTTCATATGCCTCTAACAAAAGTACAAATAGCACCCGGATTTAATAAACAAGTAACCGCAACAGGCGCAGAAGGTAAATGGACTGACGGAGACTTTGTAAGGTTTAGGTACGGACTACCTGAAAAAATAGGTGGTTGGGAACAACTTGTAAATGCTTCTTTAGTAGGTGCAGCAAGAGAACAGTTTGTTTGGGCTGATTTAGACGGCAGAAGATATGCTGCAATAGGCACAAATAAAGTTTTAATTATTTATTATGAAGATGCCTTTTACGATATAACTCCCTTAGGTACAGCTATAACTGGTTGTACATTCAGTACCGTAAATACTTCAGCTACGGTTACTGTTAACAAAGCAGCGCACACATTACAGCCTGGAGATCTGTTTACGTTTACTTCAGTAACACCTCCAGTAGGAGCTGGATACACTGCTAGTAATTTTGAAACAAATACTTTTCAAGTAGTCACTGTCCCAGATAGTGATTCGTTTACTATTACAATGGCTAGCGCAGCAGGGACAACGGTCAACGGATCTGGATCTGCAACAGTTAATCCGTACATTAGTGCAGGTGCTTTAGGTTTTACTTATGGATTTGGTTGGGGAACAGGACTATGGGGCGGAGGCCAACAAGTATTCGGAACTTTAAATGGTTTATTACAAGATGATACTGCAGGTACTGGAGGATCTGGAACTTCTATCACACTTGTATCAACAACGGGATTTCCAACGTCAGGAACAATAAAAGTTGGCACAGAATTTATTTCTTACACTGGTATATCTACAAATGATTTGACTGGTATTACGAGGGGTGTTGCGGGTACAAGATCAGCTCATGCATCAGGATCTGGTGTTGAATACTACACTGGTTGGGGACAAGCTTCTTTAGCTTCGACTTTGACAATTGATCCTGCATCTTGGTCTTTAGATAATTTTGGAGAAAGATTAATAGCTACGATTAAAAATGGTAAAACATTTCAATGGAACCCAATTAACTCAAACCCTAATGCATTAACAACAAGAGCAACTGTTGTAAGTGGTGCACCTACCGCTTCGGTAATGTCTCTTGTATCAGATAGGGATAGACATTTATTAATGTTGGGTACTGAAACTACAGTTGGAAGTGGTGGTACTCAAGATAAAATGTTTATAAGATTTTCTGATCAAGAAAATACAAGTGACTATACACCAACCTCAGTAAATACAGCAGGTACATTTAGATTAGATTCTGGAACTAAAATTGTTGGAGCTGTAAAAGGAAAAGATTATACTTTAGTTTTAACAGATAATTCTGCTTACGTAATTCAATTTGTAGGACCTCCGTTTACTTTCTCGATAAGACAAGTAGGTTCTAACTGTGGTGCGATCGGACAACACTCTATAAAATATGTAAATGGTGCTGTTTATTGGATGGGCGAGTCTGGTGGATTCTTTGTTTATGATGGTACTGTTAAATCTTTACCATGCCAAGTTGAAGACTTTGTATTTACAAACAAAGGAGATAACCTTGGTGTAAATTACTCGAATGGTGAATCAGTATATGTAGGGCTTAATCATTTATACGAAGAGTTAACTTGGTTTTATCCAAAATCAGGTGCCTCGTTTAATGATAGATGCGTTACCTATAACTATCAAAGCGGAACATGGACAACTGGATCTTTATCAAGAACTACTTGGGCAGATGCTAATTTATATGATGTACCTTATGCAACGGAGTTCAATTCAACAACAACACCAACTTTCCCTTTAATTCAAGGTGTAACAAATCTGAATGGTGGGACTATTTATTATGCTCACGAAGTTGGAACAGATCAAGTAGATACAACAGGTTCAAAAACTGCTATACCTGCATTTATAGAATCAGGGGATTTTAGTTTAAATCCTGAAGGAACAAGTGGTGAATTTTTTATGAGTATGAGAAGATTTGTGCCAGACTTTAAATTAATTCAAGGTGATGCTCAAGTAACTATTTTATTAAGAGACTTTCCAAGTGATACAGAAGCGTCTTCTCCACTAGGACCCTTTACAGTTACCGGAACTACACAAAAGGTTGATACCAGAGCTAGAGCTAGATTTGCTAGTTTAAAAATTGCAAACACATCAACAGACCAAAATTGGAGATTTGGAACTTTTAGAGCTGATGTACAACTTGATGGTATGAGAGGATAATGGACGAAATATTTTTACAAGATTATGCTAATAACGTAGCACAAGCTAAAGATCCTTTTGGTATTGCAGCATTAGAAGCGCAACCAGGATTTGAAAACTATCAACCTAGTTTCGCTAATCAAGAATTACAACCAATGGGTTTAGTGGATGATACACCATCAAGATTACCAGATTTTAGAGAAATGGCAAAAAATGTAGCTAAAGATCAAATTAAAAATTATATGATTGAAAAAATTGGTTTAGAAGGTATCAAAGGTAATATACTAAATTCGGTTATGGGTGTTAACCCTTACGTACAAGGCATAGCGACTTTAGGATCTGCTCTTACTGGAAACTCTTTAAATATGTCAAATTTACTAGCTCAAAAAAGAGCTGAAAAAGTTTACGAAAGGAATCAAAGAAGAGTACAAAGTGATTTAAATAAACAACAAATACAAGCAATACAACAACGTCTGGATTCTGAACCTGTATCAAACCAAGACCAAGCGAGAGTAACTCAATATACTACACCAGCACCTGCACCTACACCTGCTGCTAGACAATCAAGACAAACATCGGGACCCGGTGGTTTACATAGTGGGTATTAATGGCTAGAGTAGATATAGTAATTCCTGAACCCTCACGTAAATATACAGAGGAAAACCAAAGACAAGTAACTCAGTCTTTACGAACGATGCAGGATAAGTTAAACACTTCTTATCAACAAGAATTAAAAAATGAACAAGATACTTTTAGTTGGTTTATATCATGACGATTAGATACAAAAGCGATACATTTACTTTGACTACAACAAACGTTACAACAGTTTTAACGTGTCCAGCAGATGCAACTGTACTTGTTAAAAACTTACAAGCAGTCCATGATACAGCAAGTAATGTGGATACCCACGCCTTGTTAACAAAGTCCGGTGGTTCAGCTGTAAAGATAGGATACAAAGAACTTAATAAAGCTCAAGCTAATATGGTAGAAGAAACTTTAGCAATGGAAGCAAGTGATGTTTTATCAATGCAAGCAGGAACAGCAAATGAAATTACAGGTGTTGTAAGTTATGCTCTGATAGATAGATCACAGGAAAATGGCTAGAAAATTTAAAGATTTTGTAGAAAGAGATCAACCTAGGAAAAGGCCTAGAAGACATTGTAAGAGTCCCAATAAAAAAAAGAAGTTGCAGCACAATAAAAAATATAATAGACAGGGACGTACACAATGAGTGATTTACCTAAAATACCAGCAACTGCAAAAGAAATTATTAAACATAAAAGAACAGGCAAAGTGTATGCTAGCAAAATTGATTTTGATGCTGATGTTGCTGATCCCAATACTGATACTACTGTGGATGACTTTAGACAAGACCTTGAAATAAAGGTTACTAGAGTTTCTATGGGGGCGCTAACTAAAAAATAATGCAACCTCGAGGAGCCACTGAGCTGCAACATGAAATGCTTGAAAAGCATGTTTCAAAAGAGTTGTTAGATCAAGTACAGATATGTACATCTATTCCTGGTAAAGTTCCAATAGATCCAGACAAATTAAATATTCTTTGGCAGAAGAACTCTTGGGATCAACCTAACTTACAAGAATTTTTTACAAATAAAAAAAGACATGACGAATATGATTGGTACGTATTTAATAGTCATTGGAATTACGAAAAGTTTAGGTATGCTTTTGATATTCCTACTGAAAAATGTGTAGTTATTAAAAACGGTATTGATACCTTTCCTATAAGGAAAAT